TCTGGACTCTTTTACCTCTCAAACGGGCACAATCGTCCACTACGGCGACGAATCTGGGTCGGTCGACCGAAATGAGGAAGCATCGTGAGTGATCGGCTCATATCGGAAATAAGAGGTGTTACTGAGCCACGCATTCACTCAAAACTCAATGATTTACCCTCTCGGGGTCAGGAAATGATCGACTTCTGCCGCGAAATCGGCTTCCCTTTGCTTCCCTGGCAGGAATTCGTAGCCATCAATAGCCTGAAAGTCAAAGAAAACGGTCGCTGGGCTTATCCGCTCAACGGACTTCTCATCGCCAGACAGTCCGGCAAAACCACCTTCATGATCCTTCGCATCCTTGCCGGAGCCATGCTTTACGGAGACGACCTGCAAATCGGAACCGCTCACACGATTTCCACCGCCCGAGAATCCTTCAAACGGCTGGTCGATATTGTCGAAGCTTCGAAGCTCGCAGGCGAAGTGAAGAAGATTCGTTGGGCAAATGGCGAACAGGAAATCCAATTCATGAACGGAGCGCGGTATATCTACCGAGCGAGCAATAACGCCACCCGAGGAATCTCAAAGCCTGAAGCCATCCACCTGGATGAGCTTCGCGAGTATAAAAATGAAGCAACCTGGGCATCAATCCGTTATACGCTGCAGGCGGCGAGAAATCCGCAGACCTGGATTTACTCGAACGCCGGTGACGCCTCATCGGTGATCCTGAATTCGTTACGCGATCGCGCTCTCGCCTCTCTGAGCGGTTCGGGTGACGATATTGGTTGGTGGGAGTATTCGGCGCATCCGGACACTCCCATCGACGGGTCGCTGAAAATGTGGGAAGGTTTAGCGCAAGCAAATCCATCGCTCGGTTACACGATCCATCCCGAAAATCTCAAAATGGCTCTCAATGACCCACCGGACACCATCCGAACCGAAATGCTTTGCCAATGGGTGACGACCTTGAATGGTGCGGTTGACCCTGACCAATGGGAAACCTGCCGCGATGAGAAGATCGTGCTTGACCCTCAAAAGACGACATGGCTTGGCATCGATCTTAGCCCTAGTCGTCAGGAAGCGGCTTTGGTTGCGGCTCAGAAGCTCGACGGCGACCGATTTGGTGTCGTCCTCTTGCAGACATGGAAGTCAGATTTGGCTCTCGACGATAAAGCCCTGGCGAACGACATCGCGCCGTGGGTTCGAAAGTATCAGGTCGAGACGCTTGCTTACTCAAAGCAAACCGCATCCGCGATCGCGGTTCGACTTATGCCAGCCGGTATTCCGGTGCATGACGTCGATGGCAACGATTACATGCAAGCATGCGACGAATGGTCGGGAGCCATCAATTCAGGCAGGTTCAGGCACTCAGGTCAGGAGGAATTCACCAAGCAAGTGCTTTCAGCCGTGAAATATCAACGTGGTGATAGTTCATGGGTTATTGGTCGTCGGGCATCCAGCGCCACCGTCTGCGCTGCCGTTGCTTCAGCCCTGGTCACGCACTTTGCGACTCGGGTTGACGATGGGATCGATATCGTCGTAGGCTGAACGCGCTTGATCCGCTCCCGGAGTCAGATACTCCAGGAAACGCGACCGCCGGTCTTTGGACGCCGGCGGTTTCGTTTATTAGACGGTCTTTCGTGCTAGAATTATCCATCAATGGGCGTTCTATCCGATTTATTCGGCACTCCAAAACAGGCTAACGACGTAGTTGACGTTGCAGCTTCTCTCGCACCTTTCTACGTCAATCAAACCGCACTCAATATCGCAGGCGGAACGATTAGCGTTCCTCGCGCATCCGCTTTATCAGTTCCGGCAGTTGCACGCGCTAACGGAATTATTACATCAACCGTTGGATCATTACCGGTTGAAAAATTCAATGACGCAACAGGTCAGCGCATACCGGTCGAGCGATCATTTCGTCAACCAGATCCTCGGGTTCCTGCGTCGTTGATCTATTCGTATCTTGCTCAGGATCTTTGGCTTTTCGGTGTGGCTTACGGTCAGGTTCTCGACATGTATGCCGCTTCGGATGGTGGTCGCGTTCGTCAATGGACACGCATCGATCCAACATGGGTTAGCGTTCGCACTAATCCGCTCGGCACAGAAGTCATCGGCTACACCGTCAACGGACAGAACGTTCCAATGACCGGGGTCGGTTCCATTATTGCGTTTTACAATCTCGCAGACGTCGGGATTTTGAATCGTGCCGGTCGCACTATCAGAGCAGCGATTGAATTAGAAAAGGCTGCCGAAATCTACGCAAAAGAACCGCTCCCAACGATGGTTCTCAAATCGACCGGCACGAACCTACCTTCCGAGCGCATCAAAGCACTTTTAGAGTCATGGAAAGTCAGTCGTCAAAATCGCGCAACCGCTTTTCTGAATGCTGACGTCGAACTCCAGGCTCTCGGCTTTGATCCTAAGCAACTTCAACTCAGCGAAGCTCGTCAGTACATCGCTTTGGAACTAGCACGTCAATGCGGGATCCCTGCATACTTTCTCAGCGCAGAATCTACTTCGATGACGTATTCGAACGCCACGAATGAGCGTCGTTCGCTTATCGATTTCTCGCTTCGACCAATCCTGACCGCGATCGAGTCGCGTCTATCGATGGACGATTTCACACCGGCAGGCACTCGCGTTCGTTTCGACCTAGATGATTTCCTTCGTGGAAATCCTTTGGAGCGAGCACAGATTTATCAGATTCTCACCGGCATCGGAGCGATGTCCGTGGAGGAAGTCAGGAAAGCAGAGGATCTCTTAGGATGAAGATCAATTTTCCAATGACCATCACGGCGGCAGACGTCGAGTCACGCACGCTCACCGGTCGCATCGTTACATGGGGCGAAGAAGGCAACACCTCAGCCGGACGCACCATTTTCAGCGAGAATTCAATTCAGTTCGGAAAGAACGTGAAGCTTTTGCTGGAGCATGAGATGAGCAAGCCAATTGGCAAGATGCTCAGCGCAGAAGTCACCGACACCGGCATCGAAGCCAAGTTCAAGCTCGCAAACACCACCGTCGCGTCCGACGCTTTGGTAGAAGCAGCCGAAGGATTACGCGATGGCTTTTCAGTAGGCGTCAAGCTCAACGATTGGGCGAATCAGGATGGCGCTATGGTGATTTCATCTGCAAAACTCATCGAAGTCAGCCTGGTCACAGAGCCAGCAATCGATTCAGCGCGAGTCGCTGAGGTCGCAGCAAGCGACGAACAAGTTTCCGAGGAAGCATCCGCTTCTGAGGATCAACCAACAACACAAGGAGAACAAGTGTCCGACACTACCGTTCCAGCTCCTGCCGTCGAAACGGTAGAAGCACCGGTGGCAGAGGTTCAGGCTAAGTCTGCACCGATGTTCACCACTCCTCGCGTGAACCTCAACGTCACCGCAGGACAATACGCACTCGCACAGGTTCGCGCTGCACAAGGCGACACCGATGCACGCGATCTCGTCGCAGCACTCGACATCGCTACCGTTTCCGAGAACACCGGAATGGTTCCACCAAACTACCTTCGCGACATCATCGGCGTCATCGATGATTCACGTCCGTTCATCAACTCCATCGAGCGCGCAGCACTTCCAGCGTCCGGCATGAAGATTTTCACGCCAAAGCTCGGAGCACAGGCGACCGTTGCAGTTACCGGTGAAGGCGTCGAGTTTGATTCAACCGACACCGCAGTAACCTTCCAGGAAGATACAATCGTCAAGTTCGCAGGCGCAAACGTCGTCAACGTCGAACTCGTCGATCGTTCTGACCCATCATTTGTTGACTTGCTCCTTCGTGAGCTCGCAGCGTCCTACGCGCAAAAGACCGATGCTTACGCAGCGCAAATCGCAGCACAGAACGCAGCTTCCTCAACCGGTGGCTCCGTTTATGCAGCAATCGCTGACGGAATTGCAGACTCCTATAACGTCATGCGCTTCACACCAAACCGCCTTCTCGTTGCTCCAACAGGCGGCTCCGCAGGTATCGATTTCGCATACTTGCTTTCCGCAACCGGCAGCGACAACCGACCACTCTTCGCCGCAGCTCTTCCAAGCAACGCGAACGGTCTTATCACACAGGGTTCGACCGCCGGCACAGTTGCAGGCTTGAACCTCGTCGTCGATCCGAACTACACCGGTGACGATGCAAACGTCAAGCACGCTCTCGTTTACCCATCCGCAGCGATGCGTTTCCATGAGTCCGGCACCGTCCAGATTCGTGCAAACCTCGTTGCAAATGGTCGCATCGAGATCGGCGTCTATGGTTATGCCGCAGTCGTCAACCGTTACCCAACAGCTTTCCGCAAGCTGAGCTAGTAACAATCAATAGTCCTGGGTGGGTGTGATCCCGAGCCCACCCAGGATCCCTAACCGAAAGGAGCACACGTGCCGACAATTATCAGCGTAGGTCAACTCCGCGCCGTCCTCGGTGTCTCCGTTTCGCTTTACTCGGATCCTATTTTGGAAGACGTCATCGATACGGCTGAGAATGTCGTGCTTCCGATGCTCGTCAAATACTCCAGCCCGATTCGTTCGGTCGAATTGCAAGACAATCAAGCAATCTTCACCTTCGACGCCGTTCAGGTGTTCAACGAAGGTCAAAGCGTCGTCATCGCGAATGCTGGCTCACCTTTCAACGGCACTCACACCGTTCTCGCAGACGGTCTTAGCGATACGACCTTTCGTGTGGCGATCACTAATGCCGACATCGCAAAAAAGAACCTAATTCCGGCTGGAACTGCGACCCTGAGTGGCGCGAGCACCTACGTAGGCGTTCCAGAGGTTGAGTCGGCGGTTTTAGCGGTCGCCACCGAGGTTTTTCAATCACGCAGCGCAGTAGGCGGTCAGATTGAAGGCGTGGATTTCCAGGTAACGCCATTCCGTCTCGGTCGAAGCCTTTTCAATCGCGTTTCAGGGCTTCTCGGTAAGCACATCGACCAGGAGTCAATCGCCCTATGACGATCGCGACCGAGGTTCGCGCCGCGCTCAAATCCTCGCTCGCTGCGGTTCCTGCCAATATCTACGACCACGTTCCGGAGGCTCCCCAGGTTCCTCACGTATCGTTCGTTCCCGATGATCCATATTTGGAAATCGAAACAATCGGCAAAGCAACCCTGAGATTACGCGTCAATATGGTTCTCGCCGTTGGCGTCAACTATGCGAGCAACGCAGCCGCACTCGACAATCTGGAACAACTCATCACTAGCGTTCTGACGAATCTGCCTTCCGGCTATATCGTCGGAGAGGTCAACCGACCAACAGTCACACAGGTGGGATCCGCAAATCAGCTCGTCGCTGATATTCGGGTTTCAACCTATTTCCAAAACTAAGGAGCAGAAATGCCTACCGCCGTAATTACCGGTCGCGATGTTACCTTCACTATCGGTGGTAACAATTTCGACGCTCAGGCGACCTCAGCCGTTCTAAGCGGCGAAATGGTTCGCGAAACCTACGAGACACTCGATGGCAAAGCCTACAAAGTTCTCGACAACAATTTCACCTTTTCGGTGGAAATGCTCGCTGATTGGGGTGCTACCGGATCGCTTTGCGAGATCCTTTGGGGCGTCGCTGAGTCAGCACCGAACACCGGAATCAGCACCGTGTTCACCGCAGCATCAGGCGCGGTTTTTACTTTCCAGATTCTTCCAGCATGGCCGTCAGCCGGTGGAAGCGGAAACGACGCGCAGACAGTAACATTTGAGTTCCAGGTCATCGGCGTTCCGGCTGAGTCCTTTAGCTAATCGGAGAATCGGGATATGAAACTACCAATAACAATTACATACACCTCGGGATCTATTGAAACCTACACCGCGCAGCCGCCGGAGTGGGCTAAGTGGGAAAGGGAAACCGGCAACAAGATCACGCACGCCGAAGGAAACATCGGCATTTGGGATCTTATGTTCCTGGCGTATCACGCTCACAAGCGTCAAGCCGCAGGACTACCGGTGAAACCTTTTGACGTCTGGAGCCTCACGGTTGAGGACGTTGCGGCAGGTGAGTCCGACCCAAAAGCCACCCAGCCGGAAGCCTGAGCCGGCTTATCGTCGAATTGGCGATAGCGACCAGAATTCCGATGAGTGAGTGGACGGATGCATCAGACATCCTGACCGCTCTTGAAGTATTGAAGGAGCGCAAGTGACCGAACCAGCCTTAGCCTTCGACAAGAAGGAACTGCGTTCGGTCATTGGCGCATTCAAAGCGATGGACGAACAAGCAACCGACGAAGCCAAGAAAATGGGTTATGAGCTGGCGCAATATGCGGCGCAGGAAGTCAGAAAAGCCGCGCTCACTCGCACAGTCAATCCGGTCGCGGTTCGGCGAATCGCGGATGGTGTGCGCGTTAGCCG